TAAATTTAGCACAGGGAGTAGGAAATGCAACTCAGATTTCTTTGTATCAATCACAGGATGTAGAAGGTACTAATGTTAAACCACTTATAAATAATGTGCCTATATGGGCAAATGAAGATACATCTATTACAGATTCATTGGTAAGACAGCCGGATGGAATAAGTTATACAGTAGGTAACACGTCTAAAAATAAACAGGTGGTTTTTTATATAGATCTGGGAGAGCTTGATATAAACAACGGTTTTTGCTGTCTAAATGTAAGGATTGGAGCGAGTGCTCAGGCAACAAATTTTGCTAGCGGTGAGTTTATTTTAGATACAAAATATGGTCAGGCAGATCCTCCTACAGCAATTGTAGATTAAATTAAGATTTGAGGTGAAATTGTATGGCAATAAAAATGATAATGCCTCCAGCCATTGAACCAATAACATTAGAAGAAGCAAAAGAGCACTTAAGAATTTCAGATAGTGACAATGATAATGTTATTTTAAGCATGATAGTACAGGCTAGAGAGTTTTGTGAAGATTTTCAAAACAGAAGATATATTACACAAACTCTTGAGCTAGTGCTTGATGAGTTTCCAGATGATAAATGTATATCCTTTGACAGCTGTTCTCCAGTACAAAATATTGAAAGTGTAATATATTATGATACAGCTGGACAAGAATATGTATTTGATGAAAGTAACTACATTGTTGATTTAGATAGCTTTGTTAATCGGATTATTTTAGGTTATTGCAAATTGTGGCCCACGATGCCGCTTCAACCAGCAAATGCAGTAAGAATAAGATTCACTACAGGTTATGGAGATACACAAGACACTGTACCTGAAACAGTAAAATTAGCAATGATACTTCATATGCAAATTCTTTATGATGACTATGAACCCAATGAAAAAGATAAGTTAATAGAAGCTCGTAATTCTCTTCTTAGTATGAAAAGGGTGATACCAATATGATGACAGAGGAATTTAAGCACAAAATTGTTATCCAAAGTTTATCTAGTATTATAGATGAAAATGGTTTTGAAGTAGAAGAATGGGATGATTTTATATGTTGCTATGCTAAAGTAGAAAACTTACGTGGTAAAGAATTCTTTGAAGCCGCAGTTATTCAAGCTGAAAGTACAGTAAAATTTACAATAAGGTATGTTAACGGCATAGACGAAAGTATGAGAATTACATTTAGAGATAAAAATTACAGAATAACGTTCATAGACAACGTTAACTATGAAAACAGATATATGGAAATTAAAGCTTTGGAGGTTGAACAAAGTGGCTGATATTGAGCTTAAAGGTGTTGATGAAATAATAGATAAACTTCAAAGAATAGGTGCAAATGTTGGGAGATTAGAAAATCAGGCATTAAAAAATGCAGCAGAGCCAGTATTAGATGCGGCAAAAGCCAATGTGCCAGTAAGAACAGGAAAACTTAAAAAAGGATTGAAAATAAGTAAGGTAAAAGTCAAAAGTGGTGTTAAATTTATTCAAGTAGGTGTAGATAGAGGAGATGATCCAGGAGCTTTTTATGGTCACTTTGTAGAATTCGGCACAAGTAAAATGCCTGCACACCCATTTTTACAACCAGCTTTTGAAAAGAACAAAGACGTAATAAAAGAAAAAATAGCCGAAACTTTGAAAGAAGGATTAAAGTGATAAACAGTCTAGTAGTTAAAACGTTAAATTCACTTAATGTACCAGTATCATTTCAAAGATATACTGGAAAAGAAAGCACCTACATTACTTTCTTTGAGTTTATGGAGCAAGGGGAACTTTACGCAGACAATGAAGAAAAAGCTACAGGGTATTATATTCAAGTAGATGTATGGAGTAAAGATGATTATATAGAACTTGCTGAGAATGTAAAGCCATTAATGATAGCCGCAGGGTTTATGAAAACTTATGCGGCTGATTTATTTGAAAGGGATACAAGAATATACCATAAGGTAATTAGATTTTATTATTTGTGTTAAAGAGGAGGTAATAGGCTATGGCAGGAATAACAAATAGTGCACCTATTGGAGTTGAAAATCTAGTGTATGCAATTCTCACAAATGAGCCATCAGGAACATATGGAGCACCAACTCTAATTTCACCAGCAATAAATGTAAAGGTTAGTCCTAAAAGTAGTATTGATACGCTTTATGCTGACAATAGAGCTGTGGAAATCGTTACAAATTTAGGGCAAATTGATGTGGAACTAGAGATTCAGGATTTATCCTTAGAAGTACAGGCAGATCTTCTTGGACATAAAATAGATCCAACAAGTAAGGTCATGAGCTATAATACAGAGGACATTCCACCATATGTAGCTATAGGTTTTAAGATAAAGAAGGGAAATAGAAAGTACAGATATGTTTGGCTACTTAAGGGAATATTTAGTGAGCAAGAAGAAGAGTATGCAACTCAAGAGGATAAGACTAAATTTCAAACACCTAAGATCAATGGTACCTTTGTAACAAGGGTAGATGGAAAATGGAAATATACTGCTGATGAAGATAGTGGCTTCACTGGAAGTAGTACTTGGTTTACTAATGTATACGCACCAACAGCACAAACAACAACAACTACAACAGGAACAACTTAAAAAAATAATTATTAGGAGGCATAAGCAATGGAGCTTATTCTAAATGAAAAGACTTATAAAATGCCTAAGGTTAAAACCAGAATGCTTAGAAAGGCTATTGAAATAAATGAAAAAATAGATTTTAACAGCATAAAATCTAAGGACTTAGATGGACTTGTAGATTTTATCGTAGAACTTTATGGAAATAAATTCACAAGAGATGATTTTTATGATGGGTTAGATGCAGATAAACTCATAGAAACATTAAATAATTCTATAAATGGAATAGTAGGAACACTGGAAAATAAATTAAATTCTTTCCCAAACAAATAACCGGAGATAAGGCGAGCGGAACTTTGTCTCCGGGTAATTTTATAAAAGAAATTTATATTGATTTACTTCAAAATGGTTGGACCTTAAATGATATAGATGAAATGGATATATTTTATTACTTTGACATTTTAGTTTATAAAGCAGAGAAGGAATACAAACAAAATGTTGAAGCTGTTTTAAATGTGCTGTAGGGAGGTGTGGTGATGTCAGAGGAATTAGGAAGTTTAGCGGTAAATATAGGACTAGATTCAAGCGGTTTTCAGAATGGAATTAGTGCTATTAACAGACAGCTTAGGGTTCTTGATAGTGAATTTAAATCAAACACCGCAGCTCTTGGAGAAAATGGCAAAGGAATAGATGGTTTAAAATTAAAAAACGATACACTCTTGAAGCAGATTGAATTGCAGAAACAAAAGGTGGAAGCTCTTCAATCTGCTTTTTTAAAATCAGCAAAAACTAAAGGTGTAGATGCCAAGGCTACTCAAGAACTTGAAATAAAGATGAATAAGGCAAAAGCTTCCCTATCAAATATGGAAAATGAACTTGTAAAAACAAATAAGCAGCTAGAAGAGAGTTCCAGTAAACAAGGTGTTTTTAGTAAAGCGGCAGAAAAACTCCACCTTACGCTTGGAGAGTTAAAGGTAGCCTTTGGAACCGTAGGCATAGCTGCTGGAAGCTATCTTAAAGGTGCAGTTGAAGCAGCAGCAAAGGGTGAAACTAGTACAAAACGACTTACACAGTTACTTGAAAATCAAGGAATGACATCAGAGCAAGCTAGTGATAAGATAAAAGAATTTACAGGAAACATGATAAAAATGTCAACTTTCTCAGGGGGAGAGGCCAAGGCAGCCTTGCAGACCTTAACTGAAAAAGGAATAAGCGTTGCCAATGCACTTAAAATGGAGAGCACAATTGCAGACGTTGCAGCTGGAAGAAATATTTCATTAAAGGAAGCCTCTGATTTAGTTGCGGATGCTTACCATGGTAAAGCAAAGGCACTTACTTCTTTAGGAATATTAACTAAAGAGGAAGCAAAGAACTTAGGAAACGCTGAAAAAGCCACCATATCTATGGATGAGGTACAAAAAAGATTAAATGAAAGATTTGGAGGTTCGTCACAGGCACAGCTTAATACATTTAACGGAAAAATGCAGCAGTACCAAAATCAAATGAATGCAATAAAAGTACAGATAGGAAGTGCGCTACTTCCAACCTTGATGATTTTAGCAAATGAATTATATAAAATTCTTCAGCCCATAGCAGATTTTGCACAGGCACATCCAAAGATAATGGCAGCTACGTTAGCAATTGTAGCAGTACTTGGAACATTAGTAGGTGGTTTAAGTGTACTAAATAACGTAATAGATTTACTTGGACCAGTGGGCACTATGATTGGGGGACTTGGCACAACCATAGGAGGTCTTTCACTGCCTATAATTGCGGTGGTAGCAGCTATAGCACTAGCGGTTTATGCAGGTTATGAGTTGTATAATAACTGGGGCAATATTAAGAAATATGCTGTGGAACTTGGCAATTCTATTAAGACTTGCTTTGAAACAATAAAATCGGATGTAACAAATGCGTGGAATAATGTAAAAAATCAAACATTAAAAGTCTGGGAAGATCTAAAAAATGCTGTAAATAATGGACTTAGCAGTATAAAAAACTTTTTAGAGCCAGCTTTGAACTTCTATGAAACTATCTTTAAAAATGTGTGGGATATTATTAAAAACATCGTTTTAGGTGCAGTGCTAATTATTCTTGATCTAATAACAGGAAACTTTACAAATTTAGAAACGGATATAGAGAATATATGGAATAATATTAAAAATGATCTATTTACCATATGGGAAGTTATTAAAAATACTGCAATATCTGCATGGAATGAGTTGAAAAACTCTGTAGTAAGCCTCTGTAGTAATATCAAAGAAACAGCAATAAACATTTGGAACTCTCTCATTGATTGGTTTACAACATTGCCTGAAAGATTATATGACAATGGTAGAGAAATGTTTACCAGTATGAAAAAGGGGGTAACTAGTACAATAGATGGAGTTACAAGTGCAATAGAAAATGGTATTAAGGATGCAATAAATTACCTAGCATCTTTACCTTCAAAAGCATGGGAGTATGGAGTGGACTTTGTTGAAGGCATGGTTAACGGAATAAAATCAGCCATTGGTCAGGTTGGAGATGCAGTTGATTCAATTGCAAATAAAATAAGAAGTTATCTACATTTTTCAGTGCCTGATGAAGGGCCGCTAGCTGACTATGAAAAATGGATGCCAGATTTCATGTCAGGTCTTGCAGAAGGGATTAACAAAAGTAAAAATCTTGTGTCTAAGGCTATTCAAGGCTTATCAGTGGATATGAAGCTAAATACTAAAGTAGCTGTGGGAGGTAAAACAGATACTCAAAGTTCTAATGAAAAAGTATCAAGTAATAGTAATTTAACCTTACGCATTGAGAATTTTTATAATAACACCCAGAAGGATATAGAGCAGCTTGCTTATGAATTAGAATTTTATAGACAAAAGGTATCTATGGGAAGGGGAGTATAGAGTGATTACTTCTTTTACATTTAATAACATGAATAGTTATAATGATTTTGGAATCTATGTAAGTGAAAGACCGGATATTCCTTCTCCTAAAAGAAGAGTAACAACAGTTACTATACCAGGAAGAAATTCCACATTAAGATATGATGAAAATACTTATGAGGATATTACTTTAACTGTTAAATGTGCATTAAAAAATAATGATGTTTCAGATAAAGTTGATGAAATTAAAGGATGGCTTATAGGAGCAGGTGAAGGGGATCTGATTTTTAATTTCCAACCAGACAAAAAGTATGTGGCTCAAGTGGTTAACTCAATTGATTTTACTCAAGTGTTTAATATTGTTTCAGAATTCCCTATAGTATTTAATTGCAGACCTTTTAAATATGCAGTAGATAATAGTGTAGTTACTATGGCAGCAGCTGGTAAAATCACTAATCCAGGAACAATATATTCTGAACCTATAATAAAGGTTTATGGTAGTGGAGATGTAAATTTAACTATTGGGTCACAGGTAGTGCAATTAACAGGAATAACAAACTATATAATAATAGATGGAACTATACAAGATTGTTACGATGAGGACATGAATAATTTAAACAATAAAATGAACAGTGAATTTCCTATTCTTAATGTAGGTGACAACAATATTTCTTGGACAGGAACCGTTACACAATTAGAAATCACACCTAATTGGCGGTGGCTGTAATGATATGCATTTATAATAAAAAAGCCACCAAAGGAAACTTTAATAACAATGGTTTAGCAGTATTAAATGAATGTACTAAATGTGAAGTAACGGAAGAGTTAAACGGAGATTATTCATTATATATAGAGTATCCAGTCTATTCAAAAAAGGCTGGATATTTTGATAAATACAATATTATAAAAACTGATGATGGTCAACTATTTAGAATTTATAAATATGAAAAAGATGATCAATCTAAAATCATCATGGTTTGGGCACTGCATATATTTTATGATTTATCCTATTACTTTATAGAGTCTGTTTCAGCTATAACTTGTAGTGTTAAAACGGCAATGACTGAAGCTTTAGATGATAATTTACAATCTATATATACAGTTGATAGTGATATTGTGATTAATGGAAGTATACAGTTTATACAGCAAAACCCTGCACAGGCCATGTTCGCTATTATTAATACTTGGGGTACTGGGGAATTACAAAGAGATAATTATGACATTAAAATATTACAAGCCATTGGACAGGATAGCGGAGTCTTAGTGAAGTATGGCAAAAACATTCAGGGGATAAAAATCACATATGATTCCACAGATGTAGTTACAAAACTTTATCCTGTAGGAAATAATGGATTAACCCTAACAGAAAAATATATAAGTATAACTAATTGGAATGATGATGAATATCCGCCTTTTCCCATAATTAAAAAAGTAGAATTCAAAGCTGACGATGAACCAACTTTAAGAGCTTTAGCACAGGAATCAGCTGAAACTATAGGGTTAGAAAGAACAACTATAGAAGTTGATTTTAGGCATCTTCAAAAAAATAATAAGTCCATCTAGCGGCTAATTTTGTGTACTACTTCGTCAGCAGAACCCGCTAAGACTACTTAGTATTAACGGAACCTGTTTCCTTGTAGTACGCAAAATTATCTCGCAATATGGACTTATTATTTTCTTTCAGATGCCTTATAGAACTATCAAAAACTAATGAATACAAAAATTTTGCTCAGCTTGAAAAAGTTAATATAGGCGATACGGTAATTTTAAGGCATATTAAGTGGAATATAAATGTTAAAGTTCCAGTTGTAAAGATAGTAAGAGATGAATTAACTGGATTAGGCATATGAAAAAAATAACAAGTCAAAGATTCTAGTATATTTTGTGTCAGGCAAGGAGGTAGGTTCCGCCTATAGTGAGCTATCGAAGGGTTCTGCCGACGCAGCATGACGCAAAATAGACTAGAATACTGACTAGTTATTTTTTGAATATGCCTTAAATACAAAAGTAACTTTAGGTCAGCCTAAAAGACCAATACAGGATGTAAATGCACTAATAAATACAGCTACAGATGCACTTGGAAATCAAGTTGCACAAGCACTCAGTGCAATGATGTATTATTCAAATACAAATGCAGTGAGCATTTCAACAACGGTAATTCAGCCAATTTATTTAGGAATTACAGCAGTAAATGATACTAATTTAACTTGTTTAATATCAATTTACGGAGTGGCAAGTGTAGTAAATACATTGACAATAAATATTCAATTAGATAACAACACTATATCTTTTGTCCCTAAACAAAAATTACAGCAAGGTGATAATGTTATAGGAATACCACTAGGAATACCTCAAGTACAGGCAGGAAGTCATTATATAGGTATAAATTTGTCTGTTGATACAGGAACGTTCACTATTCCAGCTTTCAATTGTCAATGTATGCTTGATGGCAGAAACCTTCAAGGTGGACTAAGTGCTGCAATGCCACATGCTGAAGTTAGTGAAACTGTAAATTACGTACCTATTTCTTATAATAATAAAATTCAGGAAGACAAGAGCTGTATTTTATCCATAATGCAGCCTAATATTCAGCAGATAAATGAGCATGTTGCTTCCAATTTATATGACCAAAATACAAATATAAGCGGAATACCAACAATTACTTTAAGCTAGTTTTAAAGGGGGGTTATAACATGACCATAAGGGAAAGTATAGCGTACAATAAAGACTTAATTACTGGAAAAAGCCATGAAATAACTAAAGCCAAAATAAAAGAATTCCCAATGAGAGGTGTGTTTAAAGTTGAATTATTTGATGACTTAACAAAAAAGAAAACTTATGAAGCAGTTAGTGAAAATAGAATAACACCAGTTTATAATAATGCAGCCTATCTAGATGGATTTTGGGGAAGGATTTTAAATAATTCAATTGACAATGTTATTACTTATGCAAATGGCAGTACTATTAATCCATGTAGGTTCATGATGCTTACGGATGGAAATATTCCAGAGGATGTATATGATTATTGGATTTGGGGAAATGTTAATGGGTATGCAGATCTTTGGCAAACCTATTCAGGTAGTGATAATCTAAGGGGAACAATAAATCAAACGGAAACTACCATAAAAAATGTTTATGAAAATAATAGCAATATTTTAGAAAGTAGAGTTAGGCATTTTGTTGTTGATTTTCCCACCAATGTAGCTAATGGAACTTTTAGCAGCATCTATCTTTTGGGTGTTGGTGCAAATTTATCAACATATTATCCGGGTTATTATAATTTATATACTAAAGTAAATTTACCATCAATAAATAGTAATGTTAATTCGATATGTGTGGATGATACTAATATATATTATTATGCATATACAACATCAGGATCAACAACTTTATATGTAGTTGACAAGAAAACTTATGTTTCAAAAAATAATATTGTACTTTCTTTTCCAGTTAGTGCAATGGACTATGATAAGACTAATCAAACATATTGGGTTGCATTAAGTGATGGTTCATTTAAAAAATATGACATTAATTTTAATTTGCTTAGTACATTCACAA